CGAGCACCCGGCGATCTTCACGGCGCTCAACGCCGACACGATGGAGATCTACACCGAGGCCGTGCCCTTTGACGCAGCCCTGGCCCAACGCATGTCGGATCGGGCGGTGAAGGTCATTACGGCCACCGAGGCGGGAGACCTCCTGCCGCGCGCCTTCAATGATCCGACCCACTTCGAGTGCCGGATGTGTGCCTGGCAAGACCGCTGCTGGAGGACCCAAGCATGAATACCTCGAATTTGAATCACGTACTTGGCGAGCAACTGATCGACGTGCGCCAGGCGGCACTGATGTTCAACCTGCCGTCGTATTGGCTCTCACAAGCCAAGGAGAGACAGGAGCGTCGCATTCCGCATTACCGCGTCGGCAAATTGGTTCGGTTCAAACCCAACGAGCTGGAAGCCTGGATCGCTGCGCAGCAGACATCACACGAGGGCGCTGCTGATGCTTGATTTCAATGACACATCACCAGCGGGAGAATCGGGCCGGCGCAACGTCAACGACAGCGAGCGGGACGAGATTCGCACCGAACTGATCGCACGCCTGGAATCGGTTCTGACCACGATGTTCCCGGCGGGGAAGAAGCGTCGGGGTAAGTTTTTGATTGGCGACATCCTCGGCAGCCCGGGCGACAGCCTCGAGGTGGTGCTCGAAGGCGAGAAGGCTGGCCTCTGGACGGATCGTGCCACGGGTGATGGCGGTGACATCTTTGCCTTGATCGCCGCTTACCTCGGGGCCAACGTCCACACCGACTTTCCCCGGGTGCTCGACGAGGCTGCCGATCTGATCGGTCGTTCGCAATCAGTGCCGGTGCGCCGCGCCAAGAAAGAAGCGCCGGTTGATGATCTCGGCCCGGCCACGGCCAAGTGGGACTACTTCGATGCCACCGGCAAACTGATTGCGGTCGTGTACCGCTACGACCCGCCCGGGCGCAAGAAGGAATTCCGGCCGTGGGATGCCAAGCGGCGCAAGATGGCTCCGCCCGATCCGCGCCCGCTGTACAACCAGCCGGGGCTGGCTGTAGCTGGTCACGTTGTGTTGGTCGAGGGCGAAAAATGCGCGCAGGCCTTGATCGCCATCGGCGTGGTGGCAACCACGGCAATGCATGGCGCGAATGCACCGGTCGATAAGACCGACTGGTCGCCGCTGGCGGGCAAATCCGTACTGATCTGGCCTGACCGTGATGCGCCGGGCTGGGATTACTCTGACCGTGCATCGCAGGCGATCCTGAACGCGGGCGCAACCACGGTCGCCATCCTGGTGCCACCCGATGACAAACCGGATGGATGGGATGCAGCCGACGCCATCCCGGAAGGCTTCGATGTGGGCGGCTTCCTCGCCGTCGGCGAGCGGATGCCGGTGATGCGATCGGTCGAGGAGACGCCACCACCGGATCTGCTGACCGGTGTCGACTGGACTACGGAGGACGGCTTGTCCTCGGCCTTCACACGCCGCTATGGCGAGGACTGGCGCTACTGCGCGCTGTGGGGCAAATGGCTGGTCTGGACGGGCGTGCGCTGGAATCCGGATCAGGTGCTCTACGTGTCTCACCTGGCACGCGGGATCTGCCGGATGGCTTCACTCAAGGCGGACAGTCCTCGGCTCAAAGGCAAGCTAGCCAGCTCCGCCACGATCTCGTCCGTCGAGAAAATCGCACGCTCCGATCCCAAGCACGCCTCCACCGCCGAGGAGTGGGATGCCGACGTCTGGGCGCTCAACACACCTGGCGGCGTGGTTGATCTGCGCACGGGCCGGATGCGACCGCACCGGCGCGATGATCGGATGACCAAAGTGAGCACGGCCACACCGCAGGGCGACAGTCCGACGTGGCGCGCGTTCCTGGCCGACGTCACTGGCGGCGACGCCGAGTTGATGGCCTACCTGCAACTGATGGTCGGCTACTGCCTGACGGGCGTGACTAGCGAGCACGCGCTGTTCTTTCTGTACGGGACGGGCGCGAACGGCAAGTCGGTGTTCGTCAACGTCCTGACCACCATCTTGGGCGACTACGCGGCCAACGCGCCGATGGACACGTTCATGGAGGCGCGCACTGACCGGCATCCGACCGATCTGGCGGGTCTGCGCGGCGCACGCTTTGTGTCATCCATCGAAACCGAACAGGGTCGGCGCTGGAACGAATCCAAGGTCAAGGCCATCACCGGTGGCGACAAGGTGTCCGCGCGTTTCATGCGCCAGGACTTCTTCGAGTACGTGCCGCAGTTCAAGTTGGTGATCGCAGGCAACCACAAGCCATCGATCCGCAACGTGGACGAGGCGATGAAGCGCCGACTGCACCTGATCCCGTTCACGGTGACGATCCCGCCCGAACGGCGTGACGGCAGGCTGACCGAGAAGTTGCTCAAGGAGCGGGACGGCATTCTGGCGTGGGCAGTCGAGGGCTGCAGCCTTTGGCAACGCCAAGGCCTGAAGCCGCCCGCCAGTGTGGTGTCGGCGACCGAGGAGTATTTCGAGGCCGAGGACGCGCTCGGGCAGTGGATCGAAGAGCGCTGCCTGCTGGCCAAGACCCACCGCGAAGGCGTTTCCGAACTGTTCGCCGACTGGCGCGAATGGGCTGAGCGCGCGGGTGAGTACGTGGGCTCGGTCAAGCGCTTCTCCGAACTGCTGGCGGCCCGCAAATTCGAGAAGTGTCGGCTGACCGGGGGCGCACGTGGCATCACGGGCATCGCCCTCAGGCCCAAGCCGTACAGCCACGGCTACCCCTACCGAGATGACTGAGCAATCCGGGCGAGTGACGGATTTGACGGGTTTCCTGATTGACGCGCTACGCGTGCGCGCACGCAAGGGCTGTTCTCCAGAGAACCCGTCGCATCCGTCACTCGCCCCCGAACTGGAGCACGACGATGAACACGACGATCTTGGCCCTTGATCTGGGCACACACACCGGGTGGGCTTTGCTGCACCTGGACGGCACTATCACCAGCGGCACGGAGCACTTCAAGCCGCAGCGATTTGAGGGNGGCGGCATGCGTTTCCTCCGTTTCAAGCGCTGGCTCAACGAACTGCTCTCGGCCAGCAACCACATCAACGCGGTGTTCTTCGAGGAAGTTCGACGGCACGCTGGCGTTGATGCGGCGCACGCCTACGGTGGCTTCATGGGACACCTGACCGCGTGGTGTGAGCATCACAACATCCCNTACCAAGGTGTTCCGGTCGGCACGATCAAAAAGCACGCGACCGGCAAGGGCAACGCGGGCAAGGACGAGATGATCGTAGCGATCCGCGCGCGTGGCCACACGCCCGGCGACGACAACGAGGCCGACGCGCTGGCGCTGCTGCATTGGGCCATCGCACAGCACGATCTGGAACAGGATGCGTGAGATGAAGATTCCGACACCCACCTATCGCTGCCCCTTGGGCCGCCTCCAGCCCGCGACCACCGACCTCGAAGCGATGAAGCAACGTGGCTGGCGCGACCAGCACATCCTCGTCGTCAACGCCGCCGACGAACGCTTGGACTTCATCGAGCGCGAGTTCGTCCGGCGCATCGGCGAACGTCTCTACGGACAGGGAGGCGCACACCATGGCTGACCGTCGCGCTGCTTGGACAATCGAAGACGTGGCCGCGCGTTTCGAGGAGGCGGCCAGCACCGGACGACGCCTGCCGCCCTTGCGTGTGCAGGGCTACTTCAACACCTGGCCGATCATCGTGCGCAAGGAGTGGGAAGCCTTCGCGGCCGACGAGACGGTCTATCGACCGTTTCCTCCGACGCCGGACGCCATCGAGCGGATGCTGGAGACGATGAAGTGGGTGCAGTGGCTGGAGGTCGAGCAGCGCCACCTCGTGTGGATGCGCGCCAAGCGCTACGGCTGGCGCGACATCACCATCCGCTTCGCCTGCGACCGCACGACGGCATGGCGGCGCTGGCAGCGCGCCTTGCAGACGGTCACCGACCAACTCAATGGCGTCGTCACGGCGTAGTGATTTGGCGTGATTTGGCGCGCGGGGTCGGCAATGCGTGTGCATCAGCGGCAGTGAGCGGTTTTTGACCCTGCAACAGATTCGCCGATCCGGGGGTAGTATTTCAGCTATCTTCTGGACAGCGGTGACGGCGCGGCGAGCGGCCCGAGGCAAAAGGGGTCCTTCCTTCCCGAATCGCAATGCGGGAGGCGCGAGCGCGACGCTTTTTTAGCGTCAGGGCGCGGGCAAGGTTACCAGTCGGCCAGGTTACCGGCCCCGGTTACCACCCCCAGGCGCAGTTACCACCCCTCCAGAATCTTCATTCACTCAACCCGCCCGGCGGCAACGCTCGGCGGGTTTTGCTTTTGGGACTTCCACTTTGAACACACTCAACGTCGAGTACCGCAAGGTCGAGGCGCTGATTCCCTACGCCCGCAATCCGCGCACGCACGCCGAGAGCCAGATCGCCAAGATCGCGGCCAGCATCGTCGAGTACGGCTGGACGAACCCGATCCTCGTCGACGGCGACAACGGCATCATCGCCGGGCACGGGCGTCTGGCCGCTGCCCGCAAGCTGGGGCTGGATCAGGTGCCGGTGATCGAACTGGCCCATCTGACCGTCGCGCAGAAGCGCGCGCTGGTGATCGCCGACAACCGGCTGGCGCTCGATGCGGGCTGGGACGAGGAGATGCTGGCGCTGGAGTTGGCCGACCTGTCCGAGGCCGGGTACGACCTTGCCCTGACCGGTTTCGAGGATGCTGAGATTGAGGCGCTGCTCACGGGTGAGGTGACCGACGCCGGTACCGACCCGGAACCTGATGCCGACGAACCGGATGCGGCGGACGACGTACCGGATGCCCCTGTCGTGGCGGTGTCCCGTCCCGGCGATGTCTGGGCCATCGGGTCGCACCGGCTGATCTGTGGCGATGCCACCGACCGGGCCGTGGTCGCTGCGCTGATGGACGGCGGCACGGCAAGGCTGTGCTTCACCTCGCCGCCCTACGGCAACCAGCGCGACTACACCTCGGGCGGCATCACCGATTGGGATGGTCTGATGCGCGGCGTGTTCGCGCACCTGCCGATGGTGGCCGATGGTCAGGCGCTGGTCAACCTCGGGCTGATTCACCGCGACAACGAGGTGATCCCGTATTGGGATGCATGGCTCGGCTGGATGCGTCAGCAGGGCTGGCGGCGCTTCGCGTGGTACGTCTGGGATCAGGGCCCGGGGATGCCCGGCGACTGGGCAGGACGCTTCGCCCCGAGCTTCGAGTTCGTTTTCCACTTCAACCGCGAAAGCCGCAAGCCGAACAAGATCGTGCCCTGCAAGCACGCCGGGCAGGAATCGCACCTGCGCGCCGATGGCTCGTCCACGGCGATGCGGGGCAAGGACGGCGAAGTCGGCGGCTGGACGCACAAGGGCCAGCCGACGCAGGACACGCGCATCCCCGACAGCGTGATCCGCGTGATGCGCCACAAGGGCAAGATCGGTCAGGACATCGACCACCCAGCCGTTTTCCCGGTGGCGCTGCCGGAATTCGTGATCGAGGCTTACACGGACGCGGGCGACATCGTGTTCGAACCCTTCGGCGGCAGCGGCACAACGATGCTGGCCGCCGAGCGCACCGGTCGGATCTGCTGCAGCGTGGAAATCGCCCCGCAGTACGTGGATGTCGCCATCAAACGCTTCCAGCAGAACCACCCCGGCGTGCCGGTCAGCTTGATCGCCACCGGTCAGTCCTTCGAGCAGGTCGCCGCCGAGCGCGCTGCCACCTCTGACATCGAGGTGATGGCATGAACTGGCTGGCCGACAAGATCGAGCAGTGGCCGACAGCCAAGCTGCTGCCCTACGCCCGCAACGCGCGCACCCACTCCGAGGAGCAGGTGGCGCAGATCGCCGCCAGCATCGCCGAGTTCGGATTCACCAATCCGATCCTGGCGGGCAGCGACGGCATCATCGTTGCTGGTCACGGACGCTTGGCCGCCGCCCAGAAACTCGGGCTGGAGATCGTGCCGGTGGTCGTGCTGGATCACCTGACGCCAACGCAGCGCCGCGCCCTGGTCATCGCGGACAACCGCATCGCCGAGAACGCGGGTTGGGACGACGCGATGTTGCGCATCGAACTGGAAGCCTTGCAGCTGGAAGGCTTCGACCTCGACATCACCGGCTTCGACGCCGACGCGCTGGCGGAACTGATCGCGGGCGACGAGCCGGACAACGAGGGGCAGACCGATGAGGATGCGGTGCCGGAGATTGGCGAGACGCCGATCTCGCGCCCGGGCGATGTCTGGGTGCTGGGCCCACACCGGCTGCTGTGCGGCGATGCCACCGTGGCTGCAAGCTACGAGGCCTTGCTGCAAGGCGAGCCGGTCGACATGGTCTTCACAGACCCGCCGTACAACGTGAACTACGCCAACAGCGCCAANGACAAGATGCGCGGCAAGGATCGCGCGATCCTGAACGACAACCTGGGCGANGGNTTCTACGACTTCCTGCTGGCGGCNNTGACGCCCACCGTGGCGCATTGCCGGGGCGGGATCTACGTGGCGATGTCGTCCAGCGAACTGGATGTGCTGCAGGCCGCCTTCCGCGCAGCCGGTGGCAAGTGGTCGACCTTCATCATCTGGGCCAAGAACACCTTCACGCTGGGCCGCGCCGACTACCAGCGCCANTACGAGCCNATCCTNTACGGNTGGCCCGAGGGCGCGNNACGCCACTGGTGTGGCGACCGCGATCAGGGNGANGTCTGGANCATCAAGAAGCCACAGAAGAACGATCTGCACCCGACGATGAAGCCGGTGGAACTGGTCGAGCGCGCGATGCGCAATTCGAGCCGACCCGGCAACGTGGTGCTCGATCCCTTCGGTGGCTCTGGCACGACGTTGATCGCAGCGGAGAAGTCAGGCCGCGTTGCGCGGCTGATCGAACTCGATCCGAAGTACGTGGACGTGATCGTGCGCCGTTGGCAGGAATGGACTGGCAAGCAAGCCACCCGCGAGTCGGATGGCGCGCTGTTCAACTATTGTGCACAGGCGTCAGGTATCGTTGAGATGTCGGCGTAGCTGTTCCAGCCGTTGCAACCTAGCCTTCACCTGGAACAGTTCCCGTTCGACCATTCGTTCCCCGACTGCCTTGAAGGCATTCTCCCCGGCAGTGGTCGCTTTATGGCCGGTCCCCGTCCATTCGGCGAACTTGAACTCGCAGAGCGCATCAAGGTACTCATCGAGCTTGGCCTCATCGATGTCCAGCGCCAGCCCGAGCCTCCTGGTATCGGACTCGCCATCCGCGACTAACTTCGCCAGCGGCAGGATCGCTTGGGGTGGGATTTCGTGGCCCCTCGTCATTCCGTGTGGAACTTGACTGCGAGAATCCCTCGTAGTGGAGCCCGGTGGGGCTTGT